TCTCCATAAGTATCATAAAATAACCCATCGTAAGTTGATAAATCATTTTTAACATCATACCAACTTCCCGTTATTATATTTACATTTGATTTTCCATTAGCCCATTCTTGTGCTTTTGTTATTATTTGGGGGTGGTTTTCTATTATAGTATGAGAAGAAATTGAATGAGATTGAATATATCCTGCTGATATACCCATACCAAATCCTATTTCTAATATATCACCTCCTTCTTCACAAACATAAGCGGCAGATGCTGACATTAGAGAATGTTCCCAATCCATCATTACTTCTAATTGGGTTTCTTCTTCAGTAAAATAAATTTTATCTGATTCAAATGTTAATGTTTTATCTATATAAGTCATAATTATGCTGTTACTTGTACCCAAGTTTTATCTGGATCAAAATATATAATTCTGTTACCACCATCAATAGCGTATCCTACAACTCTTACAACTTCTGTATTATCAGAAGGTGCTGTATTTGTGACATCTCCAGGTGTTGTATGAACATATAAAACTTGACCTGTAGTAAATCCTGCAAAAGCTGTATTTCCTATAATTCCTTTTACAAGGAAAGTTGGATCATCATCTGCAATAGCTATTCCTAACATTCCTGCAGATGTTGCTAATGTATCTGCGTCTGCTTTTTCCCAATGCTGAGATGAATCTAAACAATATAATTCTCCTTGTACTATATCACCATTAACACCACCAGGACCAGTACCAAAGGATACTACATCACCACTATATTCTTGATCTATATCATATAATTTATTTCCTATTATATTTCCACCAGTAGCAGTTATAGAACTTGCGCTTATATTACCAGATGCGGTAATATGACTAGAAAAGGTAACAGCACCCGTTATAGTACTTAAACCAGTTATTTCACTATCTTGTCCTTTTATATTAATATTACCGCCTAATGTTAATTGATCTGTACTTGGGTTAAATGATAATCCATTTGTTGTATTGTGTAGATTATGGCCATTTTTTTGAAATGTTATATAATGAGCTGCATCTTCTGAAGTATTAGTTGAAGTAGCTATTAGTGCACCTCCTATTAAAGTTCCACTTGCACTTATATTACCTGATGATGTTACGTGAGTTGTACTAAAAACATTAGATAAACTAGTACATGTAATAGCTCTATCTACATTTATATCTCTACCTACTGTTATATTATAACTATACAAGTCTCCACTTGCACTAATATTACCTGACGCCGTTATTGGATTTTCAAATTTTGTACCAGATGTTGCAGATGGATGTCCAATACTTAAAATACCATCTGCAGATGATAATGGGTAACTAGTTCCATCTGTATCAAGATTAATACCGCCATTCTGTATTTTAACTGGACCAAGTTGATGTGCTCCAACAAAACTAGAACTTATTGCGTCTGAAGCCGTTATAGTATTAAAATGAAAATCATTTTTAACAGCAGAACCAGTACCAAAATAAAGTTTATTATTATCTAGATTAATTGCTAATTCTCCATCTGCTAGTCCTGAAGGTACTGCTGATCCTGTTCCTCTTTTTATTTGTATTATACTTGCCATAATTTATTATAAATATATTTTTTTAAAAACTTCCTCCATCTATAGTTCCATACCCCCCAGCTGCACTTATAGTACCTGTTGCTGTTACATTTGTTGTTTCAAAGGAATCTAAATTAAAGGGGGTACCTGCTCCATAAGTGTAAGACATAAAATTTTCACCTCCTGCCTGGAATGCCATAAGGTTAGGTCCAAATCCAATTTTAGTGTCAGGATCCTCATTATGTATTATATTATCTCCTACTACTACATCTCCAGAGGATGATATTTGTAACGCATGCACAGTACTACCTATTAAATCTCCACTTGAACTTATATTACCTGAAGATGTTATATTAGAGTTATCAAATAAAATTCTATTATCATCTGTTTTAAAATATAATCTTTTATTAGAGTCAAAAGTTATATCATCTCCTCCAACACTAAGTTCTAATTTACCTGTGGCTGAAGATGGATTAAATGTGTATTTGTTTCCTGTATTTATATCAAATTCACCATCTTGTAAAAATAATTTATTAGCTGAAACTGTTCCACTTGCACTTATATCACTTGAAGCTGTTATATTAGTTACAGCAGAAATACTTCCTGATATTGATGTAACATCAGTAGATTGGTTTCCTAATTGAGTTGTAGATGTTGTTAATAAATGAGATATTAAAACTGTACCTGTTCCACTTAAATCAACTCCAATTCCTTGTGTATCTGGTCCCCCAACTAATTTTAGTTTTGAATCTGCATCTCCAATAGTTATTAAACTATCAGCATAATTATTTACAAGAAAATCATTTTCATTACCATCTTGATCTTGTAAAAGTATATTTTGATTATAACCTAAAGTAATAGATCCAGTAACTTTTAAACTTCCTGTTATTTGGTGGATATCATCTTGTGAATTACCAAATATAGTAGATCCCGAAGATACACTAGTAATACTTTCAGATACAATATATGATTGAGCTGTAAGAGTCCCCGAAATTATCACATTATTTTCGTTGAATTCTATGGGGAGTAAACTACCAGTACCGTCGTATACCTTATTACCGTCTGTTTGGACTACTCTTTGGTAAGTGTCCTGTATATTTTGATTCTCTAGATTGGGTAGTGCCATTTATAACCATTTTTTATTTCTTTTTTTGTAATCTTTTTAAAACACCACTTATAACCTTTTCTGTGTCTTTTATGGTATTTTCTTTTAAATAAGTTGCAACTATATTATTAAGTTTATTTCTTTTATATGAAATATTTTTAATATTGATGTTTTCATTTACAAGTAGTTTAAGTAAATTGATTACATGTTGTTGTTCAGATTTAGTAATTGTATTTTCTTTTACTTTAACTTTTGCTTCTACAATAGGTTTTTTTAAAGTTTGGGATTTTACTTCAACTGTTACTTTTTTACTAGTTTCTACTTCAAATTCTGATTCCCAGGGTGTAAAATAAGTATCTTCAGCTATTACTTCTAAACGTATATTACCTGTAATGTCTTCTTCTATTAAACCTTTTAATTTTTTTATTGGAATTTCACATTTACCTGAATTTGATATAGAACCATTAAACATTAAAGCATAATCAGAAGTTTCAACTACTAATCTTGCTTTTGATTTTTTTAAACTTGCTCCTTGAAGTTTAATATCACATTCAAAGAGTTCTGATTTATCTGTAAATAATTTATACATTAAATATGTTTTGTTATAAATATAAAATAATAATTAAAACTTAATGTTTTCTGTTAGTACTTCTATACCTAATACTTCTTCAGCTAATAATTTAATATCTGAGATTTTTATTTTGTAGTTTTGTATTTGTTTTTCTTCTGTAATGGTTTCCCCTTTTACTTTACATATAAGTTTTATAAGACGTTTTTTTTTATCGTCTTCAGAAGTCCATTTCATCCATGGCATATCTTCTTCTATACGAATAGAATCTTCACCTGCACCTCCTATAGCTTCAATTACTAATAAGACCTCATTCCATTTATGAGGATTATCGTTCCAAGCAAAATCAGCTTCGTTCCATTTTATTTTAGTAGCCATCTATTATCCTGTTGATATTTTAACATAAGAACCACTATTCCATAAACGTCCTGTTACTGTAGGGTCTGATGTTGGTAAGTTTGAAAAGTCAACTTGTGAACCATCTATTTTTAAACTATCAATAATTTTTACATGTTCAAATGAACCTGAATTACCTATTACTGTTGCACTTGAACTTATATTACCATCTGCTTCTATATTACCTGTTGCATCAACCTTACCTCCTACAGTAATATCACCTGTGGCTGTTATATCATCTGTTGAAGTTAATTGTTCAGCTGATACTGTACCTGTTACTGTTACATTATCTATATAAGCATCTTTCCAACGAACCCCTGTAGTTCCTAAATCGACATCACTATCAGATTGTGGGCCAAATATATTGTCCGCTAAGTAAACTTGCTCAACATTTGAGGCATAAAAATGAATTTCATCAGCGGTTTCAAAGTCTATTTTTGTTTCATCATCTTCCCCAATTTTAATATCTGTTGAAAATATAGACGATATTCCAGAAATTTCAGTACTATTATCTCCAACTATATTCCCATTTGCTGTTATATCTCCTGAGGCTGTTATAGGGCCTGTAACTGTTAAGCCTTTTCCTCTATCTGAGATTTCATCTGTTAATAAGGAATCAATAGTAAGTGATTCTGCTATTATAGCACCACTTGCACTTATAGTTCCTGATGATGTTATAGCTCCATAAAATTCTACTTTTGACGTTGGGGATGCTCCTGTTTTACCAAATCTTGTAGTAGCATTATTTTGGTTCCCAATTTCGATCAACCCATCAGCGAGTCCTTGCATTTCGATTGTGGAGGCATATATTCTTAAAAATGATAAATCTGTATTACCAATAGTCATATTATTGTCAAGACTTGTTTTAATAATTATATTATTATCGTCTAGTGGATTATCAGGATCATTTGAATCTATTGCCATAATACTCCCACCATAAGGTAACCATATATTACTATTTGATTTTATACCTCCTTCAAAAGAACCTGTTCCACTTGCTGTTATATGACCTGAAGCTGTTATATGTTCTGTGTCTATATTATCTATCTTTGTAATTGAACCTGTTAAAAATGTTGCATGGTCTCCAAATATATCTCCACTTGCACTTATAGTTCCTGATGCTGTTACATTAGTTAAGCTATTTACATTAGTTATACTAGGTACGGTAATTGTTGAAGCAAATTCTGAAGTTCCTGTTACAAGTACTGTACCTGATGCTGAAATTGAAGAAGCATATACATTTCCACTTGCACTTATATTACCTGATGATGTTATAGAACCTATTATAGCTTTAGTAGCATTTAAGCTACCTGATAAATGAATACTTCCTGAGTTTGTATCATTTTCTAAGGTTACATAAGAATCTACTAAATGAGCATATTCTTGTTGAGTAGGAATATCTCCTGTTTGAAAAAAGCTTTTTATTTCTGTTCTTGTTTTTTGGGCCATTTTATCCTATTTTATTATCTTGTCCTATTACGTGATATCCTATTCCTGCATTAGGGGTTATTTTTGTTATTGATGTTAAATCTCCTCTTACTTGTTCTCTTGTTCTATTATCTGTATTAGCTGTTTGGATAAATTCGGAGTTAAATATTACTTTAGATCTAGTATATGATTTTATATCTTTACTAGATAAAGCTTTATTTAAACTATCCGGTACTAAATATCCTTGAATAGTTAATCCAAAATTAGTTTTAACAATTCTATTTTCTCCTTGTTGTATTTCAGTTGTATTGTTATACGTATCAATTTTTGCGTTAAAGTGAAATCTTTCTTTATCCCCCCAATATGAATCTGAAGAGTAATTAATCATTTCTATTAATTTATTCATTTGTGCTATATAATCACACCAAATAACACATGTATATTGTAGTTTGATAAAATCAGGTACTACTACTTTATATAATTCTCTTTGAGGTTTTCTGCCTTGTAATACTGAAAAATTATCATATTGGTTTCTTTTTGTATATTTTTCTTGAAATGTATAATATAGCTGGGGGTTATTACCATCTAATTTATTACCAAGATCTCTTCTTTTTTCAACACTATCTCTTTTAAACATAATAAGAGGTACTTGTATTTTACCTTCTTTATCCCTATAAAAGCCATCTTTTTGAACTCCTTTCCATCTTTCAGGAGCCCCATAAATTATAGGAACATTAGTTCTATCACCATTTATGACAACTGAAGGTTTAATAACATTATTAAAATAATACATTATAGCTTCATCATGATCTTGTAATCCTATAGATATATCTTTAGTTAAATCTTTTTTTCTTGAAGTTTGTTCACCTTTATTAGCAGAAGGTCTAGTATCTGGAAAAGGAAAAGTACCATCAATAGAGGGAAAACTTGGTTGAAAGTTAGCCCTTAGATTAGTTCTTAATCTATCATATCCACTATTAGGGATAGGTCTTCTTGGATTTATTAATTTATTATCTCCCATTTTTATAATTCTGGTGGGAATGATGTGCCTCCCCCACTTAATGTACCATATGTTTCATTTGCTGTCCCCCCATCACTTTTTATTGTTGTAGGATATTTAGCTCCTCTTAAAGGTATTAAATTTAATTTATCTACTCTTGAAATATGAGCACTAACTATTATAGAAAGACTTTCTCCAAAATCTGAAGTTTCTGTAGATATAGCATAATCTGGGTCTCTTCCTAAAACAAGTTGATTTTCAATTCTTGAATCAACTTCATAAAAATTATTTCTAAAAAGTAATAAATCTCCTACTTCAGATACTAAATTTAAATTTTTAAGTTCATCTTTTAAAAATCTAAAATTAATAGTTTGACCTACATCTGAACCAAAATCGTCAGATGACCATGCTTGATCTTGTCTATCTATTAAACAAGCTATTTTCATGGGCTCAAAATAATTTTTTCCAGGGGCTTCACCATATACATTTACTGTTGTTTGTTTTAAAGCAAATTTATAGTAAGCAATTTCCGTTTGAATAATATCATTAATTAATTCTTTACTCAAACTACGAAATAATGATGTATCTCTAGGTCCTCCAAATAATGCCATTATAATCTTTTTATAGTTCCTTCTCTAAATTTCATAGATTTTATTCCTTGTATTCTTATATTATCATCGTCATCTGTAGCTAATGCCCCATCTAAAAAGGTTTGCATCATTTCTTGGGCATCTCCTCTTGTTACAAATTTTAATCTTAATCTAATATATTCATCATCCCCTGATTGTTGATAATCTTCAGGAGTAATAATAGTTACGATTGTTACTCCTTGTAATGCTCTAATTTCATTTGTAACATCATATGTTGAAGAAGATTTATTAACAAATAAATCTACTTCTACACTATAATTGTTTAAGACTTCATATAATATCTTTTTTAAACTAATCATTAATGTATATAAATTTGATAAGGGTTATCTACCGTATATTGTTGTTGTGTTTGTTCACTTTCTAATGTTCTTCTTTCTGCTTGTCTAAGTGTTGTAGTTGCTTCTAAATCTTCTCTTAATTGTTCTATTAATGCAAGTTTTTCTGATGAAGCTTCACTTAATAATCTACTATAATCTAAAGTTGCTGTGTCTCCAGGAATAGGTACAGATTGATATTTTCCTCTTATACTTCCTAACATTTCTTTAGATAAAGCTAAAGTATATTTTCTAATCCATTGTCTACCAGGTTCATTAATAAATCTATATGTAGGTCTTTCATAAGGAGCATTTGAAATATCTGTGATTAAGTTTTTTGGTTTTTCTTCTTCTGTACCATCTACTGCTTCTTGGGTAGCAGGAGATGTAGAACTATCTGCCATTGTATATTCAAACCATAATGTATAATCTCTAGTAGGAATAGGAAATAATCTTAAATATTTACCTGCATTTAAATCAAAATGATATGATGATTTTCTAACATAATCA